ATAGCTATCTTGTAGATTGGTACATTGGTGTTGCTAAACGACGAGGTTGGGATGAAGTCGTTAGACTTTTAAAGCAATATCCTGAAAAAGAAGAACGCATGAAGATGCTTATTAAGCAAAGATTAGGAAAATGAGAGAAATAGACCCAAACAAATGTATCGACTTTATATTGGAAAACGCAGGTAAATATGCACAAGCTAAAGGCCAATTGGCACAACTCGAGGCGTATAAGAGTTCCCTCAAAGCTATTAAAATGGCACAAACTGATGAACAATCTCTTGGGGCGCAGGAGCGTGAAGCGTATCGAAGCCAAGATTATCAAGATTTGTGTAAAGCCATTGGTGCGGCTACGGAGAACGCAGAAAAATTAAAATGGGAATTAGAAGCAGCTAGACTTAGACACGCTACATGGCAAACTTTAGAAGTATCAAACCGCAACCAAGATAGGATATTGAAATGACCACATTAAAAGTTACTGAAGAATTTTTGATTCTTAAATTATTGTGCAAAATGTATGATGAAGCACTTAAAAACGCTAATGCAACACAAATGTTAGAGATTTCAGTAGATATTGCAGAATCAGGCGAAAAATTAGAGCAATTGACTGTAGACTACATCAATGGCCACTAAGTCACAGAGAGATCACTATGCAAAGCTGGCGCGATTGGGCTGTATCTTGTGCGAACACATTGGATTCGAGGGACGAGATGTTGGAGTCGAAATCCATCACATACGCCGTTTCGGGGGAAAGCGAGATAACGCTCCAGCTGTCCCATTGTGCGCTATGCACCACAGACTTGGCGATACCAGTATTCACTTCCTTGGAGCTAAAGGATTCCGAAATCACTGGGGATTTGACCTTGAGGACAAACTTGTGGAAGTGGAAGCTAAACTAAATGAGTAGCTGGCTAATCATTGTTACTGGTTTAATTTATGCCTATATAGGTATAGAGCAAATCGTTAAAGGTAACGCGCCCATGGGTATAACTTATGTATCCTATGCCACAGCCAATATTGGGCTTTACTGGATGGCTAAATAACTATACAAATTTCGGACAAAAATGACCTATTTTTGCATAACTTTTTCTTTAAATTTCATGCACTTACAAGCGTTTTTAAAATAAGTCAGCTTACAATAACAAAGTAAATTTCCCTGTAAAAACAAAGTAATCCAATTTACAGGGAAAAGTTTCCCGAACGGGAAGAATGTATAAAAAAGTGTGTAAAAAACCAAAAATATTCCCGAACGGGGCATTTTGTAAAGAAAAGAAATGACTTATTAATGAGTCCGTATGTGGGTTAAAGCCTTATTTATGATTCATTAACTTTACAATCCAATGTCAACAACTTTACAATCAGCCGTCAAAACTTTACAAAAATGTCAACAAATCTGTTGATATGGATACTTTTTGTCAATAACTATTCATATAGGTATTAATATGTATATTAAATATATACTTATGGGTATCAAAATGTATCGTATTTTATACAAAAACCGACAATAAGTAACATATAAGTTACTAGACAACTTTACAATCGTCTAGTAATAACTTTACAATTCCAGCCCATCAAAGCCTAGCTCTTCTGCAATTAACTTGCAACGGGTTCTAAAGGCTTTGCCATGATGTGACCACTTATCACCCTTTTGACGGTGAAAACTCATGTGAACCATCTCATGCGAAAGAGTTGTGAGCATAGTGTAATAATGCCCACAGCGAGCAGAACTAATCGTAATAGTGTGTTCATAATCCTCTCCGCAGTCGTACATATAAGTACCCATTGTTTCAGGGTCGTGAATCACTACAAATTCAATTTCTTCAGGCACAGGAAGATTCCACTTAGTAAATGGGTATAAACAGCATAAGCTGGCATATGCGTGTCGGATGGCTTCAGGGGTAAGCTTCATACTTTATTGATACAACCTCTAAACTCAAACTCACCATTTTCTTCATCACTAACCATAATCAATTCAGGCATCAACATACGACCTTGATCGAATGACAGCATTACAAACCCTGATCGCCAATCTTTAGGGCTATCTTCGCAGTATTCAAAGGTGCTGGAATATGGATCAGCAAGGCAACCTGTTTGTACTCCCCAGTATGTGCCTTGATAGTTTGTAATAGGTGATGCGCATAAAACATGGGTATGACCTGTAATGATGTTGGTGTTCCCCGCTGCCGTAAGATTGCTATAACCAGCCGTACGACCGCCTTTATAACGGTGTTTTACAATTGTTTCTTCGCCAATCCAAAAAGACCAACAAGTTTCCCATTCAGGAAAGTGGTATTTAAGGCTAAATCCATCTACACCGCTATATTCAGGCACTTTATTAACCAACCACGATTCGTACCTCATATCGTGATTGCCCAATGTCCAAATTAAACGGCATCCAGCAGGGCGATGCTTAACAATCTCATCTAAATGTGTACGGCAAGCGTTTAATTCTTCTAAAACGGTAGGCTTTTGGTCGTAATTAATTGATGGAAAACGGCTTAAAATTTGCCCGTCAAAAGCGTCACCGTTACATATGATGACTTCAGGCTTAAATGTATCAATCATTAACAGCAATGCTTTAAATGCTGTAGTGGTCGTATCAGTAAAATGAGCATCAGAAAATACTATTACTCGCTTTACTTTATCAATATCAATGCCCCGCCTAACATTATGTGGGGTCATCTCTACTTTTTTAAGCTTTTTCTTTTCCCGTTGAGAATTATGGGTTTCTAACTTAATCCCATATTTAGCTTCTAAAGCAGCCCTTTTATTCATTACGCTGCGGGGATTCATTTTGGTTTCTTTAGCCACTAAAGTAGGGCTTCCTAACTCTTGCCAAAGTTTAATAAAGTCTTTATCGTTGATCGTTGAAGTGAATCCCATACGAACCTTTATAGTGGTAAAGTTAGCCAATACTAATCTATTTTAAAGTTAAATCAATGACATACGCAAGAATTGACACTAATCATAAAGAAATTGTTAAGGCATTGCGAGAAGCTGGTGCAAGTGTTGTTTCTTTAGCATCAATGAAACACGGCTGTCCTGATCTTTTGGTAGGTTATGCTGGGGAAACCTTGATGATGGAAGTTAAGAAAGACAGCAAGGCTCGTTTTACCCCCGACCAGCTAGAATTTATGGCTAAATGGAAAGGTGGCCCTATTAGTCGGGTAGATAGCGTGGAAGCTGCTATTAGAGCATTGGGAGTAATCCAGCGTGTTAAATAAATATTACGAACGATTTGAAAAAGCATTAAGCCCTGAATTTTGCGAATATGTAATTAAATCAATCGATTGGGAATTAAGTCAAATCGCTAGAGTAGATAAAAATAATCACGAAATCAATTTAACTGCCCGTGTTACTGACATTATTTGGGAAGAACTTTTAACCCCAATTGGAAGCGTAATTCAATCTTATATTTTGGAAGCTAATAAAACTTGGAATTACGATATTCGCAGATTAGAGCGGATTCAAATGTCAAGATATAAAGAAGGCGGACATTATGATTGGCATATAGATAGCAAAGTTCCTGTCAATAATGAGCAACGCAAACTTTCAATTAGCGTTTTATTAAATGAAAATTACGAAGGTGGTGGGCTTGAAATAAGCTCAAACAAAGATGAAAATGTATTAAAATATCAGGGAGATATAGTCGTTTTTCCCTCTTTTGTACAACATAGAGTATTACCTGTAACAAGCGGGACACGATATTCAGCGGTTAGTTGGGCTTATGGCCCTACATTTAGGTGAGATTATGGAAAAATCGATGGCATTATTTCTAGCAACATTGCTACATTCGGGTACAAATACCCATTTTTTCCATTGGGCTACCAAATCTTACGCTAAACACAAAACGCTGGGCAAGTTCTACGAGAACATTATTGAATTGACAGACCAGCTTGCCGAAACCTATTTCGGTGTTTACGGTCAGATTACCGAGTTTCCAAGCACATACCATATGCCTAAAGAGCCATTGGCATACCTACAATCATTGCAAGCTTTTGTTAAAGACGCACGGGCAGACCTGCCTAAAGACACAGAGATTTGCCAACTTATCGATAATATTGCCCAAGAAATCGATACCACCATCTATCTACTCAAATTCAAAGGTTAATATGCCACTCGATAAATCTAAATCGCCCGAAGCAGTTGGTCGTAACATCAAGACAGAGGAAGCAGCGGGCAAGCCCCCACGCCAAGCCCTAGCGATCGCCCTAAGCGTTCAAGATAAAGCTAAGGCTCGTAAGAATGTATTGGAAGCAGCCTATAAAAAGCATATGAAGTCTAGCGAAGAAAAAGGCGAAACCAAGAAAGAATCCAAGAAAACTGAAATGGGTGAAATGTAATGGCTAACTGGATCGCAGGTGCAATTAAGCATAAGGGCGCATTAAAAAAAGAATTAGGCGTTCCTGAAGGCAAGATTATTCCTAAAAGCAAGCTTGAAAAAGCCGCAGAAGCTAAAGGCAAAGAAGGCCGTAGAGCTAGACTTGCATTAGAACTAGAAAAGTTTACTAAAAAATGAACCGCAAGGATGCCATTCGTGCCGCAGTAGAAAAGCACGATAAGCCTATTTCTAAGACAACAACTGGCAAGGGCAAGAATTATCTACCTACTAGCGAAGGCGCTGGGATGACAGCTAAAGGCAGAGCAGAATACAACGCCAAGAACGGCAGTCATTTAAAAGCACCGCAAAAAAGCGGTAGCAGACATAACAGCTTTTGCGCTCGCATGGAAGGCGTTGTAGCCCACGCTAAAGGCGATGCACCAAGAGCCAAAGCAAGCTTAAAACGATGGGGATGCTCATGAAAAACGGACTTTATGCCAATATCCATAAAAAGCAGGAGCGTATAAAGCGTGAAAAGGCTGAGGGATTGCCTGTAGAGCATATGCGTAAGGTCGGCAGCAAAGGCGCACCTACCGCTAAAGACTTTAAAGAATCGGCTAAAACCGCCAAACCTAGAGTTCATCTAGAAAAAGCTATGAAGGATTACAAATGAAACCAATGGAACATAAGTACAAAAAGGAAGATGCTTTATTGCGTAATCATAAAGAAACTACCTATGAGAAGAATCAAGCTGATCGTATCGCTCGCAGAAAGATGATCGCTAATAAAGTCAAAGACTTGGATAAAGAAGTGAAATAGTAGTAGAATTAACCTATCTTAATCAACCACTTGGGTAAGGTATGGCTATTAAACAACAAACAAATAATCCCAAAGGCAGACCAAAGGGTAGCCCTAATAAGTCCACAGCGATGGCTAGGGAAGCGATAGCACAGTTCGTAGAAGGTAACGCACCCAGTATGCAGAAGTGGCTAGAACAAGTCGCTGAAGGCGTTAAAAACGATGACGATAAATTTATAGTGTTACCTAATCCTGAAAAGGCTTTCGGTATGTTGCAAAGCGTCATGGAATACCACTTGCCTAAGTTGGCTAGGACTGAACATTCAGGTGACGAAGATCAGCCTGTTAAAGTCATTCACGAACATAAGTTTCTAGATTGAAAGAAGTCGTTAAGCGGTACGAATATCCTTATAAAGCTAGGGAAGCTTTCCTTGACTTTCACCGCAGGAAACAACGCTGGGCTGTATTGGTATGCCATAGACGAGCAGGTAAGACTGTAGCCACCATTGCAGACATTATCCGTAGGGCTATCATGGAAAAGAAGCCCGATGCACGATACGCTTACATTGCTCCATATTATGCTCAGGCTAAAAACATCGCTTGGGATTATCTTTTAAAGTTTGCCGAGCCAGCCATCGTTAAGGCTAACCAATCAGAATTATGGGTAGAGCTAGTCAATGGGGCAAAGATACGCCTATTTGGTGCTGATAACCCTGATGCCTTGCGTGGACTTTACCTTGATGGCGTAGTGTTAGATGAGTATGCAGACATGAAACCCCGTATGTGGGGCGAGATTGTCCGTCCTTTACTGACGGATAGACAAGGCTGGGCTACCTTTATTGGAACGCCAAAGGGTCATAATAGCTTTTGGGAAATCTACAATAACGCTTTAAAATCAGATAGTTGGTATGTAAAGACATTGAGGGCTGATGTTTCGGGACTATTGCCTGAAGTTGAATTATTGGATGCCCAAGCTACCATGTCGAGTAATCAATACGAGCAAGAATTTCTTTGTAGCTTTGAAGCAGCGATTATCGGGGCATATTATGGACAAGAATTGCGTAGGATTACTGACCTTGAGCGCATTACTACTGTTGATTAT